GCCCACTCTCTTTTATTTTTATCTGGAACTTCTTTATGTTTTTTCATAAACTTTAAAAACTTTTGATACTCATCTACGAAAGCACCGAGATTTAAATTGTAGTCTTCTTTTGGTGAACCGTCAAAATCTTTATATGGATCTAAAGCTTCTTTAATCTCAAAATCTTTAAATGTGCCTATTGCATCGAATATTCCATCATCGTGAGACTTAGTTCCTGTTTTCTTTTGCTTCCAAGAATTTCTTCCCATCTTAATATAAGGAGCATAACCACCGCCTGTAGCGATTGCACCTTTATTTGCATTAGAAATAGACTTCATAATTGCTCTTCCGTTCTCATTTATATTTTCATTAGCAATTCTTAAAGCAGCCATAACTTTAGGATCATCAGATAAGCCTTTTGCCATCTTTTCAATCTTCTTAACTGCACCTGTCATATTACCACTCATGCCTATTGCAACAAGTATAGCTTTTCTTATTTTAGAACTAAGCTTACCTTCATTTGCAGTCTTCATCATCTGTGCAAGTTTTGCTAGTAACTCTCTATCTTTCTTGGATATGTTCTTAATCTTTCTATCACTTGCCATCTTATCAAGAGTCTTACCATACTCTTTAGTAGATTCTACTTTTGCTCCTCCACCATATAAATCTGCATATTTTTGTGCTGCTGATTTGCTTTGGCTTTTAGGTGCTTCTTTCTTTTTTGGCTTTTCTTTCTTTTTAAACTTGTCTTTAATTTTATCAAAGATGCTTTTTGCTTTTTTGTGTGCAGAAGGATCTTTTTTACCATAATCTTTCTGCCTTGCTGTATTAACAGAAACTTTTTTTCCTTGAGCATTTTGTATCGCCATACGAGCAGCTGTTGCTATAACAGCAGGATTTTCTTTTAAAACACCTTCACCAACCAAGTCTTCATTTTTAGCTTTGTAATTTTTCTCTATATAATTAAAAAACTCTTTTTTCTTAGAGTCGTCTAATTCTGCTGGTGACTTTATATTGAATTTTTTAAGAGCAGACCTAAAGAATTTTTGATACTCTTCTTTCCCCTCTGTAGCCAAATGTGTGTACATGTGTTTCGCAATGGCTTCGCTATAATATGACATACGCTGCTCTCTCCGTTATATTAATAAATATGTTTTTTTATAGAAAAAGTTATTAATCGTCTGCATGTTCTAGTAATTTTACGTCGTCTTCAGCGTTATTAAACCAAAAGTCAATGACTTTAGCAAAAGATCCAACGAAACCACCTAACATTAACAATAATATTTCTTTCCATCCACCCATCACATCAACACCACTACTCATAAACCATATCATGAGCCCTAATATTGTAGCAAATAGTGAAACAACAACAATACTAATTAACCATTTTTTGTTTTGTCTAAATTTTATTATACCGATTAACTCTGTATTTATTTGGTGCTTTTGATCTTGTATGTGATAATCACCATTAGAGTCTTTTACTTTATCTATTATTTTACTATCTGCAGGCATAACTGTCTCCTTTTATTTTATATAGTCACCGTCTTCATATAGAAAACTAAACCAACTATCAAACAGGACCGATGCATCTCTTGCAAGGTCATTAAATTTATATTTATGATTGTATAATACTGTATGGCTTGATGGGGCACCGTTGTGTATTTTTACAAAATCTTTAGAAATATCTGCTAAAAGCTTTTCTGCTTTTTTACATTTCATTTCTAATTTTTTAACATCGCGCTTTGTTGCTGCATATTCTTTAGGATCATATGCTTCACTTAATTTTAAAAATTCTTTTAAATTCATATTACCACGCCTTACATGACCAATAACGAGCTTTGTATCTTGGTCCTGGGTTATCACAATTATGTCTTGCCCTAAATGATGCTCTTGCTTTTGGATTTGATTTTCGAATTCTCATTGTGCCGCCTTTTGCGTCACCACCTTGTCCAAAATGAACTACAACAATATTGCCTTTTTTATTTTTAACGTATACTTTAAATTTTTTCTTGTCGCCCTGCATAGGTTTATTTAATTTTACTTTTCGTCCTTGATACTCTGCTTCTTTAAGATCTTCTGAAAGCCTGGGAAATGATAGAGTATAACCTGTGCCTGCTTCTTCATTATAGACATCGTAATGATCAGACTCACATCCACAATGCTCCTTAACACAGTTAGGAACTTGATTACCTTTCTTTCCTTTTTTCATGCCTACTTGCTTATAACCTGTCCAGCAAGGTCCTTTATTTTCATATACTGACATTATTTTTTCCTGTGTTTAGAAATCTGTTTCCACTGTGCAGCATCAACTTTTCTTGCTTTACCACCAGTTAAAACTGAATTAACTCTTGCCATTGCCCATGCATGTTGATTAGCACCCGGTCTGTGTCCTGTTCTCCAAGCTGCTAGACCTTTGTTATAAATTGTTGTTAGTGCTCCCATTGGTGCATTTGCTTTTTTAGCTTTGTTCTTTAATGACTTACGAATTTTAGCATTTAATTTTTCTGTTACAGTTTTTTTATCTTCTTCTGATAACTCACCAAACATTTTTTTAAATTTAGACGTGTATTGAGACTTCTTGGTTGACTTCACACCTTTGTCAGAGCGGAAGCCCTTATAAGCCTTAGGGTCGTCGCTATCCATTTTTGATCTACGCTTAATAACTCTTTCTCTCTCTTCTTTATCTTTTTTAGAAAGCCCTTTATAGTAGTCAGGTTGCTTTTCAGGTGACTCGCGCAATACATGGTCTACTAAATCTGGTCTATCAAATTCATCTGCTATTTCTTCTAGTACATTATCAACTTGAAATTTAATGTCTCCAAGTATCTGTGTTGCAAAACCAAAGTCACCTCTTTTCATATATGATTGCACACCTTTAGCATACTTTTCAATTTTAATCATTTCTTTTCTAAAATATTTATTGTCTTTAAAATACTGCTTATAAGTCTCTCTATCGTTTTCATTTACAGACTCTACAGATTCTCTAATTCTTTTTGGTTTGAATTTCTTATATTTAGTTTTTATATAATAATCTAAATACACAGATTTTTTAGGACTGTGAATGGTATAAGTCATCTTGTCAAAATCAGGTGTTCCCTTTACATTGTCTCTACTCAACTGAGCATCTAACTCGTCCATATCTGAAGCTGTCATTCTTCTAAACTTATAAACTGATTCATTCATTATTTTGTCACCTTCTTAACTTTTTCTATTGATCTTCCAGCAAAGTAAGCAGCATAAACGGTCATTAGTAGAGTTTGATAAACTGGTACATATGCTGCACCGATCGTGAACTCTCCTAGATTGCCATCAAAGATGCTTAATATAGTAAATATCACTGTAAGAAAGATTAATGTTAGTGGTCTTATATTTTTTGATAACCAGCTGCCGTGTTTCATGTCGGCTTCCCATCTTGCTGATACTTGTGCTTGAGCAGCTTGTTCTGCTTGAGCTATTATCTGTGTAATTCTTTCCTTAGCAGCGGCTTTTTCTTCACCTGATGTATGTAGGTCGTCTATTATATTTCCTACGTCTTTAAGCGCATCTCCGCCTAATAAACTTCCTGCACCTTTTGCTAATGTACTTAATAATCCCATAACTTTTCTCCTATAGCCTCTTGGTCCAACCTAATACTGCGTATAGTGATCCAACCATTCCTCTGTTTCTTAATAAAACATCTGTCTCTTCAGAGCCATTGTACTTACTGTCAATAGCATCTTTTAGAGTTTTCATCATCATTTTTTTCATCTTAGATGTAACTTTAATTTTTTTATTTTTGCCCCATCCATCAACACTTTCAGCTGGTCCTGAACCAACTGCCATAAATCCGGGATCCCCATATTGGGGCTTAAATTGGTATTCAACTTGTATTGCTCCACCCCTTCTTTCTTTTTCATATACAAAATTTACCATATAGCCAATATGGCTTTTTACATGATAAGCATCACCAACTTTAATATCATTGTCTGTTAGCTGCTCAAATAATAGATCTTTTAACTTAATCATTAGAAAACATCTCCACCTATTGCATCTTCTATTGCTTCTTTAATATCTTTAGGTTCAACTTCTATTATTCCATCCATGTCACCTTTCCAAGTGTCTATTTTATCACCATTGACAAATAAAGCTATAGAAGGAAAGTTTCTTAACCTTAATTTCTTACAAACTTTTTTGGTGTCTTCTGAAGCTGCTTTAATTACAACTGCATCTTCATGTCCTTTTACACCTTTAACATAGTCCATTCCGTCGCTTTCTGCCCACTTTGAAGTGAAAACAACAACCGCGACTCCATCACCTGTTTTATCTTTAAAATTTTTGTCTGTTACTTGTGCCCCTAATGAAGCAAACAGAAATAAAAATAAAAGCAACTTTCTCATAACTAACTCCTACTTGTCACGTTTCCTCTTCTCGAGGTCTCGTACTTCTTTCTGTAAATCTTTAATTAATTCCTCTAACTCTTCAACAGTTTCATACATATCATCCATGTCATCTTGAAGTGTTCCTACTTGATCCTTATACTGCTCATAGGATCTGGGCCAGTTATAACCTTCTGGCCTTGAAGGGTATTCCGCTTTATAAAGTGTTTCCAGACTCGGTAATTCTTTTGCTTCTTCTATCTCACCAATAAGCATATAATAAACTCCTACAACAGAAGCTATTGCTGTTCCAACACCTATCATTGTGCCGATTGACATTGAAAACTTTGTATCCTCACTTAATTCAGTTGGCTCTTCTTTTGCTTCTATCTTTTCTGAAATCTCTTCTTGCTTTTCTTCATGATGAGAATCAGTTTTTAACAGCACTTCTGTAATATCTTCTAGTGAGCAAAAACCTTTATCTACTAGTATCTCGCCTAAAGATCTTTTGTCACCTTTGACTTGAGCCTGTAAAGCCTGATTTAGCTGTCTCTTTGTGATTATGTCTTCTTCACAAAGTAGCTTTCCTATTTTAACGTCACCGTTCATTATTTGTCCTTATAATAATCTTTAGGGTGAAACTTTAATTCTACTACATTCGCATCTTTTTTAATGCTATCACCATCTACTATCATTTCAACAGGTGCTACTTTACTTGCATCTTCATACCAGTAAGCAACTTTATACCCGCCGTCTTCTAGCAGTTTTACTAATAAACCTCTCTTATACTTATCGCCTTCAGCTTGCAAAATCTTAGTTTTACCTCTTTCCAGTTTTAAATCTGCCATTAATATACTCCCTGATAAAATGTAGCTTCAGGATCTGTCCCTACTACTAAGTTATCAAAAATAATTATTCCGTGTTGCATTTCATTTCTATATGGATTGAAAAAGTATCCGTCTGCAATACCACTAATTTTACCATCTTCATATTTTTGTATTGATGCTTGAGCAAATTCTGTAAAATCAGATAATCCAACAATCTCTAATGTAATTCTACCACTTGTAGTTTGTAGTAGTAATGAATCCATTTGTGTACCACCTAAATATAATTTTGTATCTATTAACTGACCATTGTCTTGGCCTGCATCATCATACATAATTAGAGCATAGTGTTCTTTCTCAGGTGTAACTCTTCCGTCTTCTCTTTGAAAGTGCAATACAAATATCTTTTTTATAGATCCGTCTTCTTGTGTAACAGCAGCTCCGTATGTTGTAATACTTTCGTAATACTCACGAACATTAAACTCTGAACCATTTACCCACATCTCAATGTTTTCTTCTAGTTTCTCTTCTACTCTACTGTCTTCACAACTAAAGTGTAAAAACATAGCAGCACTTAATAATAATACTAACCTTCTCATTTTAAAATCCCATCCACTGATAATTTATGCCCAACTTAATATCATAAGCAGGACGTTCCCAATAATATAAATATTTGCCTTCTGCGAAAACTCCAAGATTGTCCTTTATCTTAACACCAAATATCGCACCAAAATCGTAATCATGCCATTGCATCCACATTGGTTCCATAAACATAAATTCGTGTGGCTTCTTTTTATCTTCTTTGTGCTCAGCATAAGCATCTGCATTATGGTAAGAATATAAGTCGTGTCCATAATGATACGGCATCCAATTACCCCAAGCATGCAACCACCAATTATCGGAATAATGATAAAAGTCAGCTCCTAAAACTATAGAAGTTTCTCGCTGAAATCCAAGATCTTTCTTTTTCCCATCGATGTATTTTTCCAACATACCAGGGAAATGATACAGGAAATATTCTCTATCTGTATATGCGAAGATCCGGCCATCAGCATCTCTCCATAACCAATCGTGTCCCCAATACTCACCACCTTCATTCCAAAATGGTCCAGCGCCTTCAATTTCTTTTAACTCACCTGTAATAGGGTCATATTCGTATAGTTGTTGCTTTAACCAGTTCCCATCTTCATCTTGCATTGTTGGATCAAACCACATATTATCATCTATTCCAAATGCATCTTCAGCAAAGTTCCACCATTGTCCTCTATACCAAGTAGTGTCTAAAATTGCAGCATCAAATCCATATACGGGATGCTGTCTGTGTTTTACACCTGCGCTAAAACTAAATTTATTATCAATAGCATTTGCTTTTAACCTAAAGTCTGCAGAACCGTAATTTATTTCTTCTAAGCCTAACTCAGTCCAAGCTACTTTAGCAACATACCATGAGCCAACATACCTTAACCAATATTCTTGATTTAAGTATTCATTGCCCCACTGTCTACCTTCTGACCATTTAACTAAAAATTCCCAACCTTTAACCGGTCCAAATGTAGCACTTTCATTAGCATTTTGTTCTGATCCATCATACCACTCTCCACCTTTTCCTGCATTCCTAACACCTCTTTTGGGTTCATATTTAAATCTACCAATTTTCCTAATACCAAATGATTTTTGAAAGTCAGGTTTCAACTCTCTTTCAGACCTTTCAAATACTAGGTCGCCTGTAGACAAACCACCAACAATAGCAAATCTATCGTCTTGGTGTCTTGGTGCATTTAAACTAAAACTCGCATAAGCTGTTGAATACTTAAAAAAGTTTACAAAAAAGTTATTATCACTTATCTGACTAAACAAAGATGAGGTTAACAATAAGCCTATTATAATTTTCTTCAACATCTGTTTTCTCCTATCTTACTTAACACACACAACATTTACATTCACAAGATTCTTCACATTTACAATCTTTACAATTACACATTGCGGTTCTCCGTTTATATTAAATATCAAATCGCACAACAAATGACATAGCTATCTCAGGGTCATTTCTAATCGCTCTTGAAGTTTTTGCTACTGCTAATAAGTCTCCTGCATCGTTATACAATCCGACTGTTGTAATATAAGGTGCAAAAAATGAATGTGTTACAAATCCTTCTGTAGTAGTCGCAGCATTTATAGAACTTCCTGTACTATACTGTGATTCTGCAGGTGGCATTACTTGTCTTAATAAATCTAGACTAGAGACAGACGATGAAGGTATAGTTATGCTTCCACTCCTCTGAAAAGTTGTGCTTATATTTGTTGACGCATTATATTTTTCTGAAGGAATTATACACTGATATTCATGCTCATATACAGTTTTTGTTGATTCCCACTTTAATTTCCAGCCAGTTGCACCTGATCCGCTAGCAATTCCTTCATAATAACTTGAAGTTGTTGAAAGCATTACTAGGCCGTACTCATAAGAAACCACACCTAATGCTGAACCTGAGCCGTCAGCTGTTGGTCTTCCGTTATTAAACTCTGTTTCATATGCTTGGTCATACAAGTTTCCATAGCCGTCATCAACTATAGTCAAAGCATCACCAGAAGAATAGTCTGTTATTTCAATAGAACCCGATCTAATTCCTTCGCCAAATAAATTTTGTGGGATACTTACAACATTTGCTTTATTATAAATTTTTCTTAATCCTAGTGTTTGCCAATGGTATGATTTTTCATCAAAACTTAATGTTGTTAATGAACCAGTCTCATGTGATTTAGGGTGTCCCCACGGCCTACAATATATATCTAATACATTTTGTGGCTGAGGCTGTGAGGAAACTCTATTATTAGGATTTGCAAATTCAAAAAAATTATGTTTTATTTGTTCATATAACGGTGTTTTATAAACATTAAAAGTATTGCCACCACTTACAAATGTATTAACCTGTGCAGAACTAGTTTCAAATGCAGGTCTTCCATTAGATGCAAAACCTTGTAAACTACCTGTTATGGCTTCTGCTTGGAAAATACCCAAATCAGTAGCAGTATTAATGCCAGCATAATTCTGTACAGTAAACTCTTTATGAATTGTGTAAGGTGTTACCTGCTTGTCTTCTTTTCTGATTGGCGTAAACATACGTATCCTTGTTTAGAATAAATATTTTACAACAATTAAAACTGTCCTAGTTTAAGCAATAAAGCTTAGAAGTCTAATCTTACTTTAATTAGTGCCTCTCTACTAGTAGATTTTAAAATTGGTCTAGAAAGTTTTGCTACAGCTAATAGCTCATTAGCATCATTGTATAAACCAACTGTTGTAATATATGATTGCGGATCTGTCCTAAAAGAAGGAACTGTAAGTTCGTTCGTTGAAGCAGTGAAGTACGTAGGATTCTGAGAGTGATTGTACATGCTGTGTTTTACTCTACAGAAGTAATGCGTAGATCTTATTGATTCTTCGCGCCTTGAAGCAAAGTATCCAGATCCACTGATTCCTTGATAAAGTCTTTGTGTATTATTACGATCAACAGATGTTGATGTTATATTATACCCAGCAAAAGTAGTAGCTCCACCTAGTGTTGCTATGTCTGCAATAACAATGCCAGACTCCGGATAGAATTTTCCATAATACTTAACCTCACCTGAAGGTGATACAGCAGTACCAGATTCTATAGAACCAGATATAACATTGAATTCTCTTGTTGTCTTCTTGACTGTAGGATCGCTTGTAGCACCACTATCATCAATAAGCTTATAAGTCTTTCCGTCAGAACCAGAAACACGTAACTCCCAGTTACCTGGATCCATCTTTTCTTTAAGACGTGATCTATTCATTGAAACAGTTGCTATAGCTAATGACTGTGTTGCATTACCACTTGCACCTGTTATGTTAAAGAACTCTTCATTTTGTGGTAGTAAGAGATTTCTAAACTGTCTATAAACTGCTTTTGATGCTGCGTAATCTGCATCTCCTACTTTTGAACCAGAACCAGCGTAATGGCCAAATGCTACAGAAAATTGAACCGATGCAGTTGCATCAGTACCAACAATACCGTTATAAACATCTAAGTAGTGTTGTCCTGTACTTCCACTTTGTGTGGATGACGTATGGAATGCAGTCAAAGTACCGACCCCACCGGACCACATGCCGGATGAGACGATACTAATCTGACTAGTTACCTTATCGTCATCGTCGAATGTTGTAAATATACCTTCTTGCTGTGCCATTTCTTAGCTCTCCTATTCTGTAATAAATATAATTATTCTAAGTTTTTGGGTAAACTGTGACCTTAATTGTTTTTGTCACACCTGATTGTAAACCCGTAATTTTCAAATCTACTATTTGTTCTTTATCAACAAATTTAGAAACTAAAGTCGCTGACCTTCCTGTTATAGTTACAGGTGAACCTTTTGGTTTTCCTAATGCCGGTGGTTTAGTTGGCTTTATACTTGGTATTATAGGAATCTTTTTATTAACTATACCTGGAATCGATCTTGCTTTTCTTTTTTTCTTCTGCTTTTTAATTGCAGTTTTTGTAGCTGATGCAGGCGCTTTTTTTGAAATTGCTGATTTAAATCCGCCTTTCATTCCTTTACCGCCGTATCCTACTTTTGCTGGCATTATTTTCCTCCTGGATTAATGTTAAAACCCTTACCCACTTCTTTTTCAGGATTAGGTTCGTTAAATATGCCTTGTTGTTTTCCCTGTATTTCTTCTTTAAATTTTTCTGATACTAGGCCTCTATAAATAGAGTATTTAAATTTTCTGTATTCTTTATTTGACCATTTACCTCTAGCCATAACTGAGTATCCTTTGCCACCTTCTGTAATTCTCTCAATAAGATACTCACCGTTATTTGTCTTCCAGTAGTTGCCGCTTATTCTAAGTATATCACCTGGAGATGCATCAAATACATCATCTAATTGAAATACAACTCTCTCACCCGGCATAGCAGTACCAAAAACTCCTAGTGAACCTTCTGGTACAATTAAATTTGGATCCTCTAAGGCAACATCTGCAGGATCCTGTACATTTTTAGGAGCAGTAAATTGTCCAACTACTATTTCAATAGGGAGATCATCTGCTAGTTCAAATATGTACTCCTCTTCTTCACCACCCATATTAAGTGTGCTAGGTGAAATAAAAACTGTAGCATCTTCACCTGTCATAGAAACATTAGCTGGAATACCTAAATCAACTTGTGGAGTTTCTACAGTTCCTGGTGGAAGAGTGATCAATTTAAATTTTAGAGCAGTATCTGCTTTTGTTGTTGCCTCTAATATAGGCATATTTTCTATTGCAACACCGTAGTAGTTTGGTCCATTAGTGTTTGCCTCATTATAAAGGCTGTAATCAACTTCATCATCACCTAAAGCAAACTTTGTTATCTCAAATGAATTCGAGGATAATCTTTCTCTGCCCTTATTAGTAAGGACAGCGTCTACTATTAGAGATGATCTATCTAAAAATGCCATTTAAAGTCCTTGTATGTAATTGACGAATATTAAGTTTCGTCTAAATAATTTACTGTTACTGTTACAGCTTTAGTTGCACCATAAGTTAGACCAGTCACAATAACAGATGTTGTAGCACCGTGCTGTGATTCTAGAATAGCTTTTGATTTAATAGTGCAAGAATAACCATAAACAGTTTGACTCATGCTTTGTTCACTAGTTTCGTAGTTTATACCGCTAGGTACAACGCCAGAATCACTTGTCAAAAATGCAATAGAAGAATTTAGTATGGTAAACGAGTAACCGTTAGGATCAACTTGTATTCCCTGAACGTTTTTGGTTTCTGGTGTTACTGTCCTACCGTTACCTGCACCATTAACATTACCATAAACAACAGTCTCGTTACCGTCACCTAAGTTATCAATGATAGCCATCTTATTAGTTCCAACATCTCTAGTAACTAACTTATATCTCATAACAGTGTTAGCGTTTGAAGTTGGTTCTAGCAATGGCAAATTTTCTATTACTGATCCGTAGTAATCTGTTCCTAATGGATTTGTTTCATCCCATAATGAATAGTCTACTTCGTCATCTGCTAGTGCGAATTTTGTTATTTGAAATTCGTTCTGGCCACGAGCTAGTAATTCACGCCCTTTCTTTGTTAAGACTGCGTCTAATACTGTTGTCGCGTTATTAAGGTATCCCATGTTTATTAACTCCTAATTTTAAAGTAATATAGAAACATTTAGAATAAATATCACTTACTTTTCTTTTAATTAATTATTCATTTATCAGATCAACATCCAGGTTGGAATCGATGTTTTTATCAACAGTAACTGCATAAGGATTGACATCAAATATTTCAACTGCCTTGTCTGTTCCATCCGGTTGGTTTAATCCAGTGTTTTTACATCCATTATATGCAAGATTTGATAGGCCTGTATGCGTTGTAAACAATGATTCAACATCTGTAGGATGTAATGATGATGAATTTGGTAAATCTTTTGATGCACTTATATTAGATCCATAAAAGAAAACTCTCTCTTGATTAAATCTAGCAATTCTAGAACCAGTGACCATAGGTTGTAGTATCTCAAACAATACGTCAGATCCACCACCAGCAAAATAAACTTGTGATCCACTATAGTCTGTCTCTGGTGATCCAGGTGTTTGTAAAACATCAACATCAAAACTCTTAAGTGTGAATGATTGAGCATTACCACGTAGTTCAGAATCAAAAGTTGCAGTATCAAATTCATCTCTTGATGCTTTTATTGATCCTGTTTGTCCTAGAGCAATTGTAGAATAATCACCTACATTTGAAGATGTTATACTGTTGCTTAAGTTTGTATCAGTAACTGTTGCAGTTCTAAACTCATTAGATGAAGTAGCAGGAACCGGTGTTATACTAACCTCTGCAGTTCTGAAATCATTAGAAGATGTTGGTTCTGCATATTTTGCATCGATCTCAGCACGTTTAATAATGTCATCAAATACAGGCGGTGCCCCTACAGGTATTTTTGGTCTTTCTAATATGTGTGATTCTATCAGTATACCAATATTTTTTCTTGCTCTTGCAGGTGATAGCCTTCTTATATGATCAAATAAACTTAAGTCATAGTATTTTATAAGTTTCATGTAATCCCAGAAACCTTGTTTTGTAGTCCACTTCTTCCAGTAAGTGTCTGATATTCCATCCAAATCACCAAATGAATATCTGTCATTGTACATGTCTCTAGGATCACCAAGATATTTGCTAAAGTCTAAGTCTGCTAAAGATAACATAATATCTTCATTTATAACATCAGAAGGTGCAAAAAACACACCTAATTTATTGGAGTCTAAACCAGCATTATCGTAAGAGCTTATTTCAACTCTTTCTGTCGGACTTAAAAGTCCAGGACTTCCATCAGGCTGTTTTAGTGTATTGGCTTCTATTCTTAGTTTATTTGCTTGTTTTGTAAATCCTATCTTTGGTACAAATGCATTCTGTCTATCAGAAACACTGCTAAAATTAATTGTGTCAGGGAATCCAGATGCAGTAGCAATTAATTGTCCATCTGTAAATGTATAATCTTTTATTCCGTTCGGAGAATCATTTAAGTTTATATTATCATCAAAACTAAATCTTGCACTCATATCAAAATATGATGAACTCTCATGATTTCCATTAACTGCTTTTGGAGCACCTACGTGATTTAACCAGGCATCTGCCTTTAGAGGAGTAGACCAATATCTTACTTCCATCATAGAACCAGAAAATGGACTACCAAAACTACCAGTATGTGCATCTGTTGTTGAACCACCCCACTGCCACATGTCAGTTGGATTTGCAAGTATAGCATGATGAGATCCTGTTCTAGCAAATGCCTCTGTCAAGAATTCATGTTCTACTGTCATGCTTCCTGACTCTGCAACAATTACTTTGTCAATGCCTGCATCATAATATCCTAAGAACAAGTCAAAACTTTGTGATGTGTGTAAGTCAGAAGGAAGTGCCATATCATACCAGCTTCCACTAATAGAAGATGTTAAGTGGTGTGTTCTTCTTCTAACCATCGCTGACCAGAATTCACCATTATAGACTGCATGTGAAGGCAATTCTATACTTTGTGATATTCTACCACCGCCTTCTTTTCCTTCTAATTCAAATTTTAATTTTCCTCTTCCATCAGCACCACCATCGTTTACCAACTGTATTGTTGCCATTCTGTCACCTGAAGCACTAACTTTTGTTGCTATTTGCATAGTTTCTTCAGATGCTGCTTTGAACCTAAATTCTATTGTGTCATTTGTTCTTGCGTATTGTGCAAATGGTGTTGTATGTTGTGCATGATTCCAAGATGTTGACACATATTGACTTGAATTAAAATCTAGTGCTTTTGTAAATTTTTGTTTTATGTCAAAATCATTCTGATCAGCTTGAGGTCTAGGTCCACCATATTCTTGTATTCTTAAAATAGATGTTGGTATTCCATAAGCGGCTATTAATGCCTTTAGGGATTGTTTTGTCCCTTTTGTTTTTAACATGTAAGGCATAGTTGCTAGTATTCTATTCCATATTTCTCTTGTAACATCTTTCTGTGATTTCTGTGTATACCTTACATTGTAAACACCTTTTTCTGTTGGTGATTCTGCAAGACCTAGATGATACTGAGGAAGTGAAACCATATCACGACCTTCGATCATAGGAAATCCTAAAGATTCCGCAACAGGCTCTACAAGTCCTGCTGATATACCCTTTGTAATGTCTTCAGATCTATCATGTACATCTGTTAGTGACTTTACGTAAGTCCATATTATATCATAATGGTGTCCTATCATATCCATAAAATTTAAAAACTCTTCGTTTTCATAATCAGATGTAATATGTTCTGGCATTAAATTAATTAATCTGTTTGCATTACCCCTATCATATAGAGAAGCACTAGCTTGTTGTGTAGTATACCAAGTTGTAAACCTTGAACTGGTTGTAGAGTAAGGAATAAAAGGATCTGATAATGTACCAGCAGCTGCATACTTTGGAAGTGCATTGTCATAAAAAACACCGTTTGATCCTGATGAGTAAGAAGAGCTTTTGTTGTACATGTAGTTTTCAAATTCATCAAATCCGTTTATAACTTTTCTAGCTTCCTGTTCCCACTTCAATACATCATCTGAAGATCCGCTTACTAATTCACCAGCAGCGTTTCCTAAATATCCTTGTGAAGTTCCTGTTCCTAATAATGATGCACTGTTTGCTGCATAAGTTTCTATTGCGTATAATTTATTTCTAAAATTATTTAGTTTCTTTTCTACTGATCCAAAGTGTGAAAAGTTTTTAAACTGACTATAATCAACATTTATTTTTGCTGTCTCTAAACTTCCACTTAAAACTCTATCTTCTATTTGTTTTCTTACATCTACATTAGTACCAACAAGATCTGTATGTGATTGATATTTTGTTTGCCTGTCTCTTATAGGCTTATCAACATCATCCCAGTTTGGCTGTCTTAAAACTGTAGGTGGAATTTTTTCTTCTATAAAAGGTATAAGGTCAAATTTCTCCACCAGTGTAGGTGTTGCTTCTTCAGCAATAAAAGCCATATCTAATAATGCGATTTCTGGTGGGAGCGGTTCCATAAATTTATATGCTATAGCACCAGGGTAATCTTCAACATTCACAGGCTTAAAGTTTGTTATCAAAGACTTAGAATCATCGCCTGTTATTAGATATGTGTACAAATTATCTGCATCTTTCATTCTATATCTAATAAAATAGTCGTTAAAGTTTGCACTCAATACGTTGATAGAATCAGCACCTGACATTACAGCACCAATTTCTTCTCCATACTCTTCGTATGTTTTTTCTACAACTATTTGTTTTTGTGAGTCTTGATCATTAATTACGTCTAAAATTTTTGATTCATATCTGGCAAAAATATCTTCTGATCCTTGCTCTTGTGTAATGTAATCAATAACAAATCCTTTATCAAAAGTAGAATATTTGTTTTTCCCTATCGAAGATGTTAATCCACCCTGTTCACTAGAAGCAGCAACATAGTTATGATCAACTTCTATCTTATCAGTATCTATTACATTAACAATATTAAATTCTAGTGGGCCTAGTACTGCATTCTCAGTTATCTCAGGCCTTTCCATAGAAGTCTTAATTACTTCCATTTTTAATTTGTCTACATATAAATTACCAAAAGATCCATAGTGTCCTCTAACATCTAGCATTACTGGTCTTTCTAAAGCCCAAAATTCTGTTATCTCAAATTCAAATGCTGCATGTTCCCACTGATTGAACTCGTTACAATAAATGTGCCCTGTAGAAACCGGACCAGAATTAAATGCTTCTAGCCTTCTAGTTCTCTTATAAAGTGTAGCATCATCACCTTCTATCTCTAATACAGAGTTCCAGTCTAATTGTCCACCATCTGTTGCAAAAACCCAGCTTTCTCCATTCCATTTGTAAACACCGTCTGATGAAATATTTCTATTTGTTGGAAAGCTATCGTAACTTGGATATTCATTAATGTCTAGTAGAGCAGATCTTCCTTGTATGTTACCTTTTACTCTGTACTGATTTAACACCATTTCAGAATCGCCAGGATAAATAACTTCAGATAAACGCTTACATGTCCACCTACCAACTAACGGATCGTCTTCAATATCATCATCACTAAAACTTTCATCATTATTTGATCCACCAGTACTCAACCAATACCATTTAAATGCCTCTGATTCTATTAGCTCGCCTTCTTGATTGTAGACATAACCACCTGCTCCTTCTGCTTGAGGTCTGTCTATTGCGTAAAGATTTAAAAAGTTTTCTATAGCTATTTCATTATTCCCTGGTGGTAAACTAGGAGCTGAGTTTATTCTTAGGCCATCTAATTCTACATAAGGATCATATGCACCAAATTCACCTTGTACACCACCGTAATATAAGTGAAATGCTTCGTCTTCATAAAATCTATCTTCTTCTGTAATAACAGGTACGTCAGGAGGTGATATTTCTGACTGTGCCCAGTGATTAACAGTTACCCATGCACCTTTTCTACCCCCATCTTCAAAGTCAATTGGATCTGATTTTTGCATCCAGCTAACTTTTATCCTATCTCCTACTCTTACACCATAAGATGCTAATGCACCTATTGATTTAAAATTTGTTCCAATTCTCTCAACATCTTCTTCAGGAGTAGATATTTGCATAAATCTATGAGCGTAATTATTTTTATCTGCAAACTCTTCAACTGAAGGTACTTCAAAATTTCTGTCTGTTGGGCCTGCTTCAATTCTTGCAGCAACAATATCATCATAAATATAGTCTTGATAATTTAAGTCTGGAAACCACATAGCAACACCACCATCGATCCCTTTTTCTGCAACCCATTGTGCATGATAACCAAAATCAGCTGTACCTGCATATTTTCTAGACCAGTAAAGAGCATTGTATCCTCTAGAAAATGTTGATATACCAAACTGATCTGATACTTCTATTGCTTGTGAATTTAATCCTTCATCTAGTATAGGATATAATATAGGATCGCCACCCTCATCTATTTTTTCAATAGCGTAAGCATTTACTTTAGATAACATTCCACCAGTTCTTGGATTTCCTGTTGCACCATCTGAAGGTTGTATGTCCCATTCAAAAACAGAATCACTGTCAATTTCATTTATTAATAATGTTTCTGATAAATCTAGTATTGCATGTGCATCGTTAACGATTAATTTTCCACCAATCATATTTGGAGTAAACTCTTCGCCTGGTGCTAAATCACCAATTAAAATTTTGCCATCTGGATCTGCGAATTTTATAATATTTTCTGTACCAACATCAATTGTAGTGTCATTGCCAGGTCCCACCCTGTGGAAGTCTGTTGCTTCAGGGCCTAGTTCAACTTGTGCTCCTGCAAATGATACGTGATGTTGTTCAACACTTGACTGATTTGAAGGATCCCATCTTAAATTGTTGCTATCATCATAACCAGGTTCCCATCTAATTCTAAATAAAAGCTTATTTATCCCAGCAGTATTTGTAAGTGTATATGTTAATGTAAGTCTTTGCCAGTCGCCATTAGATACTGTTGTTGGGCTATAAATTGTTGTTCCATTATCTGCCCATGGGTCTGCATGTGCCATAAGGCTTAGTCTTTCACCTTCTTCTGCTTTAACGTAGACACTAAAAGTCATTTGTGTGCCTTCTACTACAATAGGCATTGGAACATAAGGTGATGTGTTAATAATTAAATTTGTTCGCATAATTGCGCCAATAGACCTCGGATTTCCTGCTGATGAAGCAGCTCCTCCGTCTACTGTAGGAGTATTTAAATACTCTTGTTCAAAGTTTAATGTGTTTTGTAATGTTGCCTTAACAGCAAATTGTCCTGAAGGATTTGGATCTATTACATTATCAAGCCTTAAAGCTCTCTTATCGCCGATCTCTACAGGATCTTCAACAGAAATATTAACAGCTGATGCGTTTGGCCACGGCCCTCCACCGACCCAACCAAACTTTGTATCAAGAGTTCTACCAATTAAAAAGTTAGGATTTAAAGTCTGTGTTTCGATTATAGGTTCAAATTCTAGTTGATCTCTTTCTTCATCTACAATTCTCTTTCCCATAAAGTATGCATTTGCAATACGAATTGTGCCATTCATAAATCCTGTTGGGAGATTTTCAGGTGTGTTAAAAGAAATTACGTTTGTTGCAGGATCTACAAATACTGCAGGAGGAGCAGGATCTTCTGGAAACCAGTTAATACAATTATAAGCTGCTAGTCTAAAGCTTTCTAAATATTGTTCGTCATCGATAAAGGCAGGAGCAATAATAGCTTCTGTTCTATCACCTGAAATTTTTGTAATTATGTATTTGTTTTCTTTTACATAAAGTTTGTCACCTTCTATTGTCTCTGAATTAGGATCATCAGAAGATGCATAAAAATACTGCTGGTCACCTTGTTCAAAGTTTCCTCTATAAATCTTTTCTTTTCCGTTAACTAATACAGGAAATGGACCACCTGCAGAAAGTCTCATAAATTCAAATTTTACTTCAAACCTTCCTCTTCTATAACCTAAGTCTCTTAAAATTTTTCCTGTATCTATTTTAACAACAGCTGGAGAACCTTTAATTGCACTAGCAATATACGTATCTATTTTATTTTTTGTTAAATACTCAGTAGCAATCTTTCCGCCATCACTTCCGTAAACACAAACTTTAATAATATCAGCATCTGATCCGCCAAAGTATAAATCAGGCCATTTGTCACTTTTGTAATCATAGCCTGTAAGTTGTGTATAATAGCTAGTGTCCCTATAAGGCTTGAAGTCATTTACATCTGGAAGCCTTACAAGATTGTATATGTCTTGTGGTATGTCTATTTGCCTATTAGCTTTTTGGTCTATTAAACCGACTAATGGTTCAGGACTAGCAGCTGGAGGAGCAGGTTGAACAGAGGCATTTTGCTGTGTATTAGAAATACTGGCTGGGCTTGGTGCTCCACCAGAAGCTATCATCTGAGAAGCTTGTACTGTTGTGCTTGTACCTGTTATTTTTGGTGAGTTTATAGAAGCAGCCTCATTTGACTTTATCGATAAATCACTTATTACAGGATCAGAAATCTGTCCAAGCTTACCGCCAGGAGATCCAAGCTTAATTGGCTTAGAGCCGGCGCTTTTCTTTTTAAATCCTTTGCCTGTGCCTTTTTTCTTTTTTTTGATTGCCATTTTGCTCTCTATAACTCTTTAAATTCTCTATCAAAAATATCTGTAGTATCTGCTTTTGTGCGATACCTTCTTCTATAAATATCGACATACATACTTTGATGTGCCTCTGGCATTGATTCTCCTGTGTCTATTGTTTCGTATAGTTGGACTACTCCTTGACTATTTCTTAAAGAATCAAAATATTGTCCGCCTAAATTTGTCCACTGCACTTGGACACTGCCATAACCTGTAGAATATTTTTGTTCGTCTCTTTCTTTAAGAGAGGTGTAGTGTTCATTAGCTTCTAATTCTTTTTTTGAGTAAGGCATTATCTTCTTCCGTATGCTGGTGTTTGATTTTTTGGCTCTTTAGCTAGCCACTTCTTATATTGTTTTGCAGTCCTTCCTTGTTTTTGAAGTTGTTTATTAACACGTGCTCTTTGCTGTTTTCTTGTTTTTGCTGCTTTATTTGGCATTATCTTACAACTTTAAACTGATGATCATCATCTATGTATTGTGTAGTTTTGTTAATACCTGAACCACTTTCAATCATAAATTGAATCTTATAAAATCTCTCTGGCTGTAAACTAGAAGTTCTTAATTTAAAGAAGTTGCCCTCAGCATCACAGCTTATTTTAGATCCTGTTCCGAAGGGTATAATAACGTCTGCTGTCTTATCATCAACTATTGAAAAATATGATGAAGCACTGGGCATATAAGCGACATCTAAATAAGAAGATGTTGTAGAGAATGTTTTTGCCGGATATAGCTCTCTACCAACAACTCTAACTTTTTCTAGCGCTCCTCTTTTGTATTCATGCTTTAAATTTTTAACTGTAATCTTTAAGTTATCCAGCTGTGTACCTGTCAAGCCATCTAATGAGCCTGTCACCCATGTTGCGTCATCCCAAACAACTTCAAGCTTTGGTGGAAATACTGTATGTGTATCGGAAGAAAAGAACTTAAACATTCCAGATCCAGAA